CTGGCGTTTTTGAACTTCAGTTGGGTCAACGACAGTGTGTGGTTGGCAACTGTCGGGACAAACTCCTGGACATGAATGTCGCCGATGCCGCTGGCGCTTTCCAGGCCGAATCCGTCAGACGAGCGGCAGCTTTGCGCCATCCCGACCGTTGTGCCGTCGAGCTTGATGATTACGCGGTTACCGGTGCGTGCATTCGCGCGGGTAGTAGACATGAAGTGCCCCTTTTAAAATTGATAGGGGCAGCGTTGCGTCACGACTCCAGCGCGCGAAAAAACACCCGAGATCACCGGGCGGGTATTGGCAGGTATGTGATTGATCTTAATGGTTGACTGACACAACCATTTTGATAGTGTCGTTACATCAAAAAACGGGGATAAACATGAAACGCGACTACCTTATTTACATGCACACTTCACCGAGTGGGAAGTCGTACATTGGGCAAACAAACAACTTGCATCGCAGGGATATCGTTCACAAAAACACAAGCGGGTGCAGGAGATTTGCACTTGCAATCAAAAAATATGGGTGGGATAACTTCACCCACAAAATTCTTGCCGGAGGCTTGTCTCTTGATGAGGCAAATAAACTCGAAGCAGAATTTATTGCTCAAATAAATACACTATCTCCGCACGGATATAACCTAAGAACTGGAGGCGACAGCCCAGCATTTACAGAAGAAACTCGCAAAAAACTTTCAGACGCAGGGAAACGCAGAAAGATGTCTGATGAAGCAAAGAAAAACCTCTCTGAATTGGGAAAACAGATGCCGAGAGAACGGATCATTAAAATGGTCGAATGTTCACTCAAATCGCGCGAGCTACGAAAGGACCAGCCGCATTACAATCTTGGCAGAAAACACTCTGACGACATGAGGGCAAAGGTTTCAGAATCTTCAAAGAAGATGTGGGAAGACGATGAATTCAGAAAACGAATGTCGGAAGCAAAAACAGGGAAAAGACGTGACAATGCCACCAAAGTAAAAATTGCTGAGTCGGCCAGAAAATCATGGGAAATGCGCAGAGCGGCTGGAACAAACAAAGAGCGCCCAGAAGTCACAGCAAAGAGAGCGCAGGCAATTAAAGAAGCCTGGAAAAAGAAAAAAGAGGCCGCGATTGCTGCCTCTTCTATTTAATTATTGCTACCTAAATCGAAATAGAACCGCTCCAGGGCTGCGCGTGCAAAACACACAAAATGTAGTTTATTGGCACAATTGGACTAATCTCAAATTCAATGCGCATCACGTCTCCCTCAAGGCTGACCTGGATGTTCCTGTATGCCGGGCTGATTTCATCCCCTGCAAGCACGCCAGGCCCCATCGGCTCCGGTCTGGCAAGCTCGCGAAGGGTTGATTCGACCCGGCTGGCTGCATCCGCCAACGTGACCGGGTTGCCCTTTGCGCCACGCAGATCGTCAACCGCATTCCGGACGTTGCGCGCGGTGAAGTCGACGGCAAAGCCGGTCGATACCTCGACGCGGTTGTAGTTGTCGTTGATCAACCAAGTGCTGATCGACTTGACCACTTTGTAACCTTTGGCGGTTTCCTCGATGCACAGCACACCACCGTCAACCAGCACATCAGTCTCGGTCGGATTGCGCAGCTTGCGCTCCAGCCCGCGAACTTTCAGCGCCTTATTAGTCAGCGAGGTGCCTGGGTTTGATCCTGCAAACGCTGCCGCAGTCATGGCGGCGGTCATGTAGCTCGGATAGAGCGTCAGTACGCCGGCAGCGTTGTAGTCGTAGAAGCCGGGGAAGCACTGGCTGGTCCGATCAGAATTAAGCGCCTTCGCTGCGGCCACCGCTTCGGCAATGGTTTGTCCGATTGCACCACCCACCAAGCAACGACGCTCCATGCGCGCGACATTGCTCATAAAGCTGCAATGCGTGTCGGCCTGGGCGTGAATGCTGGCTTCAGAAGTCAACGGCACCAGCCACTGCACATCTTCACTTTGTAACGTGGTGAACGCAGCAGCCCACTCGGTGTTTGTCGTTGTGCCATCGCTGCCACCCGCCAGATAGGTCCATGCGATGTTATCCGGTACGCCGCCGATAGCAGCCTGGCGTGTTGCGGTCACATAACCCTCTCCGTAGCCGTTGAACCAGTCAACAATTGCTTGAAGGTTGGCAGTCGCGGTGACGGTCGATGTTTTGACGTCCACATTCGACGCATAATCCAACGCGTTCAGCGTCGCTTTATCGTCGTTGCCATCCAACACAACACCGGTAAAGTCCGTCACCGCGTTGATGCGGTCAACCAGCTTGCGCACGGTGTTATAGGCCGCCAGGTCAATCGTTGCGACAGCAGTCGAATTCGGCGCTTCGAGCGTCAATGTGGTGCCGTTAATCGTCATCCGGGAGGTCGCCTGCGCGCCGGTGTAATGCACCGACAGCGCATCCCGGTAGACATCGTCCGCCGTGTAGTAGTCGTTTCCGACCTGGGTACTCAGGCGCTTGCCTTTGTTGGTGCCCGTCTCGATTTTGGCCTTGATCTGGTTGGTCCAGAGTCCATAGTCAGTCGATTGCAAATTAATGAGGTTTGTCGCGCTGGCCTTGAGCATCAACGCGGCTTGGACAGCAGGATTAACCCGCACAGCCAGGACAGTCGATGGCGCATAGGTCTGCGGCGACGGGTCGAACGCACGCTCAACCGCGTCCAGCAGCGGGCCGCTTTTCAGCATGGCGCGCGCCTCGGTGGGGGAGCCGAAACGCAGCGCAGTATTCGGTGCGCCGCCTTCTGACGTTCCAACCAGCGCGAGAATATTCGCCACCGTCAGGTTTTTGTTGCGCATGGCGGAATCATCCACCAGCGATGCGGTCGCCGGGGAAACCAGCAGTCGGCCGTTAAAAAATACGCTCATGTCATGCTCCCTCTTAGTTCACAGGACGGGCAGCGTAGGACTCGAACGCGCGGAGAAACCCGACGTCGAAATCTTTGTGCTGTCCGCATTTCTTCGCATCGGAGTAAAACCCTCCGATCAATTCGACGCGCTTGTCTGACTTGGATAGACGCGCACAAAACTCGTCCAGAGTCAGCGCTTCACCGGTATCAACCGGATCGTCTTTTGCAACTTTTGTCATGTGTTCTCCTTACGGAATGATTGGATAAACGGTCACCGGGATATCGGTAATCGTCGGATAATCGTTGTTTCCAACGACGTTGGAACTCGTCACGCACGATAGCTGCGCGGAGGTCATGTACACAGGCGCGCTATAGCTCTCGTAATCGCTGGTATCAGCAGATGGAGAAAACGTGATCTCGTACATGCCGTTGGCATTGAATAGCGGGATATTGGCAATAACGATGCGCTCTATCTCTCGGCGCAGCGCAATCCGCTCGTCCGGGTTGAGCGTCCACCCGACCACTTGCAGCGACACCCGGCTGATCCAGCCGTCCTCGTCGCCTTGGTCGAAGAACGCCGCAGCCCCCTGACCTATCTGCGCGCCAAGGCTGTTCGCATCCGGCGTGCTGCCAGAGAATTCAACTGTGACAACCGGCCAGGCGACATCCGATGCAAGCGGTGGAGAGTTGAGCACCTGGATCTTGCCGCGCGAGTGCGTCATTCGGCCGCGCGCGATTGCATCCTGCAAACCGTAGTCAAGTCGGTCGCGCAATATGGATAACGGGTCCGGGAAGTCGACCGTGTACACCGCAGCAGGGACAGCACTGGTTGCCGACTCAGTCGACCAGGCCGTGCCGTTGAAGAAGAAGGGCTGGTAGTAGTAGGTGGTTCCGTTGACCAACGCAGCGTCATCAAGTACAACCAGTTCAGTGCCGGCATGAATCACCGAAGCTGTAGGGTCATCGTGCGCCAATATATCGTTGGTTTTTTTGCGCAGCAGCACCCACGACACGGATCCGCGCGGAGGTCGCAGGAATAGCCTGACGGCGTTTCCAACGGGTAAAAGGTCTGTAAACCAGATAGCAGGCATGCATACAGCATGCCGTCACGACTACGCCGCGATGTTCATCACCTGACTGGCAAAGTTCTGCATGAATTTCTGCTCGATTCCTTGCGATAGGTCGCGTGCGATATGCAGGCCAGGCTTTGCGCGCCGGATCCACTTGTCCGTCTGCCCTTCATGCATGACACGGAACGTCATGTAAGCGGACGACTTCGATTTGCCGGTGGACGTATTGAACCTGACCATGCCGGCGTGAATATCGGTCGTGTGGTGCGGCTTCAGCTTCGGTGTCAGGCCGGCAGGTAGGCGACCGCCCCATTGGTAGACGCTCTGCGGTACCGTCGCGCCGGTAGCCGACAGACGGGTCGTTTTGCCGGTAATGGATGACTGGACGAGACTTTTTGCCTTCTTGTAAACGTCCACGGGCATGGATGTTGACAATGCGTTGTGGCCTGGCGTGTTGTGCCTGAACGGAATGATCAGATACTTTTTCCCAGCCTTGGTCTGACGAGTTCGCTGCGACGTTTGCAGCATCGCCTTCATGTCGTACTCGGGGAAGCCTTCCTCGATTCCATAAGCCGTTTTTTCGTCGCTCGACACCAGTGCTGACAAGCTCCCGGTCATCTGCCATTTGATGGAGTCAATGGCGGCTTTTTTGCCTTCTTCCCGCACGCCAGGTGCGTGATAGATCGCCAGTTGCCAGGCGGTCGCCGTCTCGTTCGCGGTTTGCGATACCGCTGTCGATACCGCCTGCATCATGTTTTGCAGCACCACGTCGGCGAGCGCGCCAAGGTGGGTTAGGTCAATATCGACCTTGAATGTTGCGTCCATCAGCGACCGAACAGATCGAATCGGCGAACGACGACCCTGCGCGGGAGAGGCAACCCACCGTGGTGAGCGCGCTCTGTTGGCAGTTCCATGTAGACGAAATAATCAGGGATCCAGCGACCGGTCACAGAGTATTGCGTACCAGCCGGTGGCTGTGGGTTGTCGCCCCAATCCAACATCCTGCCAGATACCTCGCGCACATTTGACTCAACGATTTCACCGTCCTCTCGCCAGAACACCCGATCAATCTTTGATATCGGGAACAGGATCAGATCATTCTCACCACGTGTCAGGACACTACTGAACGGCTGGCTTGAATCCAGCAGCAGAACGAGGTCGTAATGCCCCATCTCGTAATGCGGCGTGTCCGAAGGCAGCGTTAGCAACAAGTCACCCGCCTCGAACACGCCGAATTGAGCGAATTTGCGCTGCGCATGCATGCTCGAAACACCCGCGTACCCATTGATCGCCACATTCCATACCCGCCCTTTGCCGTGGCAGTCTGGGCAATCT